CATTGTGCAAAGAAAATTCACAAAATATTTTTAGTGCCTGAATTTCAGCACTTTAGACATACGAATATTTCCCGTAATTCGGCACGAGCTCGAAATACATCCGCATCATGATAGCATCAGCATAGTCGGGAGATATGCCGTGCAATGCTTTGATTTCGTCCTTTCCGGTGACGGATAACTTTCCATCGGCTTCGGGTCGCTTCCTGCGAATCATGTCAAGTTCTTTGGTAATGATTTCGCGCTTTGGTATTGGGAAAATTACTTTGCCTTGCTCAATTAACTCTGCGAGCTTGTAATAACATTCGGCTTTTTGATTGATGTACGTTTCGGGTTTCGTGGCACGCTTTTGATTCTGAAACCCTCGGCACTTGAGATAATCAACCGCACCACTGCCCAGTCCATCTTCATCCGCGATGACATTCGATAGCTTAACCGAATACTTACCAATCAGACCGCGCATGTACTGGACTACTTCGTCAATCCGTTTCTTGTGCAGTTCGTGTGTCTCAATTAGCTGAAGTCCTCGCCACACGCAAATGATGGTCCGGTCTTTTCCGAGTCGCGCAATATCCGCACTGATAAACATTTCTCCGGTTCCAAGTTCTTCGCGAAAGCAACGGAGCAAATCATCATACTTAAATAACCAGTCAATGCTTTCATCAAAGTCCCAATCGCCATGAAGTAATCTTTTGCGGTCTGCTTCTGGTAAACTTGCAAGAGTTTGCAGATAGCTTTCAGGTAGGTGCGGATTGTCACCGGGTAGTGCCTGCACGAAAGCATACATAGGTTGCAATGATTCAGTGCGCCATGGGTCATAAAACTCATTATAAAGCCATCCTTTTGACGGATTGCATGTGAGTAGTGCTTTCGGTTGCAGATTGAATTCATTTAGCTTAAAACGAACGCGAGAGCGCAGCACATCAATGGCTTTCTTTGTGACTTGACTAACCTCGTCCACGTAAAAGTCAGTAAGCTCCAAACCACCGAGCGAATCAAACACCGGGTCCGATGGGTATTGAAACAAATCTTTCAGAATGATTTCGGATTTGTTGAAGAACGTGATTACATTGGTACTACCATTTAACTCATAGTCACGACCGGTACGAAGGTTCATCATGCCTGCAACCTCAAAGAATGTCTTGACGGTTGTCTTTTTGAGCGTGTCAAGTTTGGACCTACCAATTAACCCACGCGAACCAGCGTAATGTAGCCGTCTCATGATCTGCCAAGCGCATCCGGTGAATGACTTACTTCCGCCTGCTGCTCCCCCATACAATACTATTTGTGCAGGGGAGTCAGTTGAAAGTGCTTTGAAGCATTCGATTTGTTTAGGCAGATACGTAATCATGCAAGTGCAAGACGGTTGCTTTCTCTCACCGCTTTTACTTCAGCGTAACTATCTTCAAGTTTTTGGATTTGCGTGACTACTGGTTCGAAGCGATTCATGTCAACGCACATTTGCTTAATTGTGTCAAGGTCTTTGCGTAAGACGTGGTCGTAACAATACGAGTTCATAATTTTGCGGTATGCGTGAATCATGGTTGAGTGGTCTTTACGTGGTGTGAACTTTGCACCGATTTCAGATAGTGGGCAAAGGTGAGCAATACCCATGAATTGAGTTCTCATCAGGAAAATCAGAATGGAGCGAGCGTAAACGAAATTCGCGTGCCGTGTGTAGCTGCTCAAGACGTGATTGCATCCAGTGACTGCGCCAACCATTGCTTCAAATTCAGGCACTACCTTTTCCACAATGTAATCGTCTCCGATTATTTCTGCTACACGCTGACGCGATTCATTGTAGGACATGATTCGGTGCGCTTCATTCATAATTGCTTTGTGCAGGAAGTCTCTGACCTCTTGCTTTAACACGAATGCAGCATCACTAACGGTGCGCATTTCACTTGGTGTCAGGGTGATTAAGGATTTACCCTCGGTGTTGAATACTTTGCTCATGATTATTTGTTTTTGTTAATTAAATTTCGCGCAAAATAGAAACAAGTTTTGCACACAACAAAAAAAAGTGAATGAATGTCTCGAAATCGCGGTCAAAGAAGGACTCCCGATGTGGACGAAATTCGCTTTTACCCTCACAAGAAACCAAACGAACGCGAAGGACTTGGTCAGCGAAGCACTGGTTAAGATACTTGAGAACCAAAGGGATAAAGCCGAAGAACTCGCTTGCGAAAATCGGTTACTTTCATACGTACACCGGGCAATTTACCTCATGGCAATCGATGACTCGTCAAGATATGGAATGAAGTACATGCAGTTCGCCCAAAGGTGGAATGAGAATGACGATGCTTTTGAATACGAACCTGAAAAACCATGGCTGGGTTCTCGACTTGACAATGAACTGCTCGACACATACATTCAAATCATGCCTGAACGCGATGCAATACTTTTGCGTTTATACATGCTGGATGGCTTCGATTACAAGGACTTGAGCGACAAGACTCACATACCAATAAAAAGACTCTACAAATACATAAGCAACGCACTAAAAAAAATCAGAAACGATGTTCACCGTACCACCAGCCATCCGAGACAGTCGAATGAAGACTTGTCAGGAATGTAAGCACTACCGGAAAACCACAATGAGTTGTGGAACTTTGATTGTAGGCGAAAATGTACCTGAAGAAAACGAGTTCAGCTACCGAAAAAAGAAAGTAAGGTTGTGTGGATGCGTGATGCCAGTTAAAACAAAGCTGATGTTCGCCAAGTGTCCATTGAATAAATGGGATAGCTTCAGACTTTCCAAAGAAGAAATTGCAGAACTTCGAGAATTTGTGGGCGGTTTGCCGTTATCTACATTGAGCAGGGAACAAGTGAAAAGATTATACGAGATGAAAAGCAAGTTGACCGGACGGCGCGAGCAACCATCCACATGCGGTTCGTGTGTTGCTTCACTCATAAAAGAATTCAAAAAACAATTAGAACTACTTGACTGATGCCAATACCTACACCAACCAAAGACGAAAAGAAAGATGTGTTCATAGGTCGCTGCATGGCAGATGACAAGATGTTAAGTGAGTATCCTGATGCTGCCCAACGCTATGCGGTATGTCAGGCGCAACTTCGCGGAGTGAATACGTCTGAAGGAGAAGAATAACCAATATAATATTGACTGATATGGAACGTGACGCGAAAGGCAGACTACAAAAAGGGCATGGCGGATTGAAGCCAAAGGGCGCAGTGAGTGAGCGTACTGAAATGTGGAACAAGCTGGGTGAATATGTAGTAACTCAAGGTGCAGAACGTGCAATGCAAGTGCTTGCGCAAATGGAAGATGAGGAGTTCTTAAAGAATTACATGACAATGCTTGAATACTTCAAACCAAAGCAGGCGCGAAACGTACACGCAAGCGATAGCAATAGTCCTGTGATTGTACAAATCCACGGAAACATATGAAGACCTACACCGTCCCTACTTCAGTTGAGGGTATTACCCTGAAGCAATACGTTCAATTCTATACTGCGAAGACCGACATTGAAAAGGTAGCAGCAGCAATCGGAAAGCCAGTAAGCGAAGCGGAGAAACTACAAGTGAGTGCGATTCAGACGATACTTGAACTATTCACCGAAGCATGTCAGACTGGGAGCAGCAGGCATGAACAAACTTTTTTTGATGGGGCGATTCGGCTTGGTTTCATTCCTGACTTGAACATGCTTTCGTTCAAAGAGTATGTCGACATTGACTCCTTCACTACCCTGATCTACAAGCAGCCAGTCGAAGTTGAGAACTACAAATACTTCATTGACTTATTCGCGGTTCTATTCCGCCCGGTGAAAGAAGTCTGGGGCAAGTACTACGAACTTGAGCCATACGATAGTGGCAAGGTTGCGCACTACCGAGATTGCATTGAGCGAATCACGATGGACCGGGTAAACGGTGCTTTGGTTTTTTTTTCGACTATCGCAAACGAACTCATGCAAGATTCGTTGACTTATTTGGAGAATCAAATGAGGACAGCGATGGAGGAAATTCGGGGTTAAATCCGTTATCTAATTACGGGTGGCTTCATGTGCTTGAGAGTATTACCGAGCGCGACTTAACGAAGTGGGACATGATACTTGCAAAACCTGCGTGGGAAGTATTCACGCACATGCAGTACATGAAGGACTATTCCGCAGAACAAAAAAGATTATTTGAACTTTCAAAGCATGGTCACTAACATAAGTTATAACGTAATGATTGACCGCCTGCGAGCTTTCGCGGATGGGCATTATTTGATTAAGAAATTCTCACATGGTCAAATTGACTTGCGCTATCTTGAGAAGGATGCGGATTACTATCCGTGGATGCACGTCATACCCGGCACGATAACACCGCAAGATGGTTTGCGTGAGTATTCTTTTGACATCACGTTTAGCGACCTGACACGCGACAAAGAACACGAAGCCGAATACATACGCGAAGCCATAAGCGACTGCACAAGATTAGCAGAGGATTTGCTCGCTGAAATTAAGAA